TGCTTCAGGCTCATGGCGCTTGCCCGATTCGCCTGCCCTTCCTGCTGCTGAATATCCTGCCCGCGAATCTGGATGTCTTGGCCGCGCATCTGGGCGTTAATCTTGTCACGCGCACCTGTCACGTCGAAATATTTCTCAGGACCAAGCGCCAGAAGCGAGAACTTGTCAGCACGATCAGCCAGCGCGGCTGGGTCTTGCTGCAAGGTCTGCAACAGGGCTTCAGGCTCATACCCTGGCCCAGCGCTGCGCAATACGTCGGCATTCTGCGCGATCAGGTTTGCAGCGGCTTGCGGATCGGTTGCGGCAAACTGGCTGAGCTGCACGCCAAGCGAGCCGAGCGCGGTTGCTTTTTGCTCATCTTGGAAGCCTAGCGCGCCTTTAATCTGCTCGTACTGATCGGGAAAATCACCCATCAGCGCGGCAAGCTGCTTGCGGTCGCCAGATTGGAACGCTTGGCCGAAGGCTTGCTGGAACACGCCTTGGCGCTCGGCTTGCTGCTGGGCTTGCATTTGAGCCTGCTCGCGCGCCGCCATTTCTGATTGCATGGCGCGTATATTCATCATGCCTTGCATCCCGCCTTGGAATGACTCAAGCGCGCTAGGCTGATTCAATAACATTCCGTAATCTAGCTGCATTTTATTTGCCCTGTAGTGCGCCTAAAGTTCCGCCGATAGCCATACCCCACGGCCCGAAAGCCGAGCCAGCAGCCGCGCCAGATGCGGCACCGCCTAATGCGCCACCGCCACCGCCGCCGCCCATCATGCCACCAAGCGCGCCAAGGCCACCGATCATTGCCGAGTTGTTTTTCTGAGCCGCGGCACCCTGCGCCAGTATGCCCTGACCCTGCGCCTGCCCCATCATGTTGTACTGATTGGCGATATTCGCAGCGTTGCCAGCGCGAATGTTGGCAAGGTTGGTGTTTGTGTTTGCGCCTTGCTGTTGCAACTGCCCAAGCTGGTTAAGCTGGTTTTGGTAATACTGGCCGAACAAGCCAGAGCCAAACTCGGCCAAGCCTTGCTGAACGTTACCCCCACGAAGCCCGCCTGTTGCTGAGGCGTTTTGCATGATCGAGCGCTGACCAGCGCCAAGCTGTGCTTGATAACCTGGCATCTGCTCAAGCCCTTCAATGGCCTGTCGCTGAGCGTCTGCGCCAGACTGGCCGAGCAGTGCAAGGTAAGAATTAAGACCGCCTAGGCCTGCTTCGCTGTACGGGTTAAGAAGCCCTTTAGCTTCGCCATACGCTGCGCGCTGCTCGGCAATGGCTTTCTCCATCATCGCCATTTGAGCCTGCATGGCTTTTTTTGCTGATTTATCCGCGCCGCCGCCCATATGGCTCACCTCTTAAAAGTGCGTAATTGTGAAGGTCGTAATACTCGCCGTCACGGTGGCAAGCGCCGCGCGCCGTACCTTCAAACGTGAAACCGAGCCGTTTAGCAAAGTTGCCAACCCGCGGGAACAGGCTGACAACGGTTGTGCTGATCCTATTGATAGGCCACATATTATAAAGCCAGTCTATCAGAAGAACGCAGAAGTCATAGCCTTTTGCCTTGGATGCTGACGGAATGCAAAGATGGACTTCTATGTCGTGAATGTTTTTGATGATGCACATGGCGCAGGCAAACGGATCTTCATCATAGCCGACCACATAGAACACGTTTTGTGCGTCAATGAAGCCGTAATAGGCTGAGTCGGCGTATCTATCCTGAACAAACGGGTCGTCATACAGCGCCCGGATTAGGTCAGGATTCATGCACAGGTCAACCCTCATACAGCCTGCCAATCAGTTTTGCTGCCGTACTCTGACGATTTGTTGACATAGAGAACACCGCTTGCAAGGTCTAGATAAAGCCGGCTGCTGTTGGCCTCTACCGCGTTATTTGGCGGGCCGTCACCGGTCTTCATTGTAGCATCTGCCACGGCTATTGATAGGCTTTCCATATAGCGAACTGTGCGCTCATTGATTCCAGCAATGGCGGCAAGCTCTTTGCGCGGTGGTGCGGGGAACGATGGCTTAGGCATTCAGCGCCTCCACGGTCACTTCTAGGCGGGACGGGGTGAAAAACGATTCATTGGCCACGCGGAACAGTATAGACATTTGCGAGTTTGCCCGACCAATGCGCCGCCACTTGGGGATTTCATCGAAGTCGCCACGCTTGCCAGCCGCCGTCCACCGCTCCTGACTGTAGGTCACGCCGTTACGGCTGACGCTCAGCGAGATTTGAGGGTTTACACCGACTTGAACGCGCCCCGGAAGCCCGTACAAGGCCACCTCGTGAACGATAAGGCCGCGCCCCTCATTGAACCCTAGGGGCGTTGAGAACTCGCGCAGAATGGCTTTTCCGTACTCAGTTACAAGCGACTCATCAAGCCTGCCGATTTGCCCGGTCATCAGGTCACCCACGATCCACTCACCGAAAGCGCGGGTGAAGTCGCGCAGGCGATACGGGCCGCTGTCACTTTTGCGGATATGCCACAAAGGCACGCCAGCGGCGCGACTGCCGTACAGGTCATAGACTAGGGTTTGGTCGGGAAGGTTGATGGTGATGAAGTACTGGCCGCTCAATGAGTAGGTTTGGCACGTCACGCCGCGCAGGGTAACCGGGCCGTAGCTCTGAATGACCTTTTCAATCTCATCGGTGGCAACCTTCTGAGCCTGCCCACCCGCTGCAACGTAAACGCTTGGGGCCTCACCGCGGCCTGAGCCGACGAAGAAAAGCGCGTCCTCTACCTCTACCGCTGCCTTTGTGCCGACCACGCCCTTGGTGATCATTGCGCCAGCCACGCGGGCGAACGGGAACCCAGCGCCGCCAACGTTCTGGAATACTTCAATGGTCTCGGTGCCGCACACATACGGCTCATTGCGCACTTTGACGATAGCGACGTTAGCATCACCCTCAAACTCAGCAGAGCCAAACGACAACGGGTTGATAACCGTCGGGTCTTGTAGGCCTGAGTTGAAAATAAACTGCTCATCAACGAACAGGAAATAGCCATCAACGTAGGTCACGTCAATGGCGCGGCCAAAGTTCGGGTCGGTGATCTGCTCAAGCCCGCCGCCTGCCGTCCAGTAGAATGCCTTCCCATCCGCCACAATGCAGATACGGTCGATGTTCTTCGCAATGCTTACCGGCCCGCTGCCAGGGATGGCACCCAGCAGCTCAGTGACGCCGTTGGAGTAGATGCGGATGAATTGCCCGCCACTAACCTGATACACCAGCCCATTGAACTCAATCGCGCCGCGTGCTGCACCCTCGCCCATGGCGAACGGAACAACGCCCGGAACTTGGCGCAGGTATGAATTTGACAGGCCATTTTCCATAGCAACCGGGTAGAAGTTGATCGGGTAGCTCTGCCGATAATCGGCCCGGTTATTGCTGTAGATGCCTGATACGATGCTGATTTGCGGCATGAGTAATCCTTGGTTTGCGCCGTCCTTGGCGCGTTCTCACTTAAATGAGCGTTTCGACGCTGGTTCGCATTACCGCTTGGGCTACAGCAGCAGCGGCGGTTGTCATTATCTGCTGAGATGTCGATAGTAGCTGTGTCGACGCTGGCATTGAAGCGCCGGTGAACTGGCCCGACGCAACCTGTCCAGTACCACCCACAACTCGCGTCAACTTCCACGATACGACACCGCTGCCAGCTACGCTCGACATTTCGAGGCGGTAAATATTCGCCCCTATCGCCGTGGGAAAACCAGCACCCAAATCCACGCGAACGGCTGCACCACTCGCGCCATTCTGGATTGTACGGAAGGTACTCTCCGATGGGTCGAAGCAAACCCCAAAGCGGTTCCCGGCATTGCCAAGGGTGGCGTTGGTGAACAGCGCTGCATCCATACCGACGAAGAACCGGGTGTTGGCATTGGCTCCAGCGTGGATTGCAAACTGGATTGACACCTCAAACCCAGCAGCCAGTCGATAGACTGCCGCACTGCGTACGCTGGCAGAGGAACCCGCCGCCGCCGCCGCGCTTGATGCCGCCTTGAGCACCAATTCATAGGCAGTAGCGCCCAATGCAATGCCGGATACAGCCGGAGACACAGTAAACGGCTGACCGACTACCGTTGACGTGGCCAGGTTGTTACCGTGATAATCAATTGAGTTCACGCGCGCATACAATCTACGCTGCAACTGGGCCAATGCGCTATTAATCTGCGACTGTACGTTATCCGTAACGCCTGACAGCCGCTGTACCTCAACTGGCGTAACGCCGGACAGAACACTCACCTTACCAGAAGCGTCAGACGCCAGAACGCTGCTAGGGGTCAGGTCGGCTTGGGTAATTGAGGTAGCGGCACCGACGATATTGGCCTGCTTGGTGTCATTCAGCACCTTGCCTTGACGGGCAGACAGCACGCTTTGATCGGAGTCCGTTGTGAGGTTGTCACTAATGGCCTCTAGAGCTGCGATATCACCAATCAGCACACGTCGAGCACCATCGCTGACAGGCGTCGCAACCGCCCCAACCTGAGCCGCTGTGTAGTCGCCAGCCT